CAGTAGTTCACCCGGTACGCCACTGCTCCCGGCACTACTGTAATCGTCACTAAATCCACAACGGTCGAGGCAATCACGGCCTCCACCAGATAATCGTCTACGTCCATCACAGCATAGGCTTCCAGCGACACGTCTGTTCTCCGCTCTGTTGGAATCGTGATGACATTCGACGTGGACTGGATCGTTTGCGGAGCCGCCAGCTTCAGCACCTTCGAGGTCGTGTGATCCACTTCCAGCAGGGACGCGGGCAACGGGCCTCCCCCGGAGATCGTGATCTTGTGCTTCGCCCAATTGTGCTGCCGCTTGCCACTCCCCAGCACCGTACGCAGCAGCACGAAACCGCCCACCTTCTCGATGGTCTCCGAGTACTCCGCAAGCTCCAGAATCGGAACGTCGATGTTGCCGAGCGACAGTGATCTTGGCCGTGCCATTAGCTTCTCCTGCGCTTGATTGCCGCCAGTGCAACCGCCCGCTTCAGGGCCTCGATGGTCCGGTCATCGCCCTGCACTCCGAAGGTCCCGAGGGAGCCCAAGTCCAGCGTGATGGGGGTCCGGGCCTCGTTCTGGAACGCCGCCTTGGAACCCCTGAGCCCGGAGGTGGCCGTAGAAAGCTCGTTGATGGCCCGTGCGAGCTTCCCCTGCCCGGGGGATACCCCACCCACCAACCCCCCCTCCGCGAAGCGTCTGATAGGCCCTCCGTCAGCAAATCGGGGCATCCTCATGCCACTGATAGCCCGCATGAAGTCCTCCCCCCAATACCGCACCGCCTGCACGGGGTGCACCCACTCCCCGGCAGTCAGCCAGCCAAGGATGTTATCGGCCATGCTGTTGGGGGATGATCCGGGCACTCTGCCGCCCCGGGCAAGATTAACCCCTATCCGTTGAGGCTCCACCGTAGGCTGATCCCCCACCCCCGTGATCACGGGCACCACCTGCACCGGGATGATCAATCCCGCAAACGCTGCCGTGACCTGATTGACCGCCGAGGTGAGCGAGGTCTGATCGACCGCCACCTTCAGGCTCAGGGTCTCCTGCGCCACCAGCGTTTGAATATCGGTGACCAGTGCCGCAATCTCTGCACGTACGGCCTCGAAACTTTTCTTGGCAGTGTTGGCAACTTCCTGCTGCGCGGCTCGTTCCACCAGCAACAGCCCCTCGCTGTCGGTCTGCACCTGCTCCAGAATCCGAGCAGCTTCGGCCACGTTTCTCTTGGGGTCACCGGCACCCCCGGCAATCTGCTGGGCCAGTTCCCTGCGCCGTGTGATCGCCGCCTGCGCCGCTGCCTGATCGTCCCGGAGCGCCGCCGAATTGAACGCATCCTCCTGCTCCCGCAATTCCCGGCGACGGTCTGCCTGCTTCTCATCATCGGTCAAAGTGCCGCGTTGCAGGTCCCGGATGGTTTGCGTCGTGCTGCGCCTGCTGTTCGCTATTTCCTGATCAATGTCCCTGACCCGCTGGCTCGCGGTTTGGAACTGCTGCAAGAACTGCTGCTGGGCCTGCCGCAGACCGTCGTAGTAGGTCTTGGAGTTCTTGATGAGCGCCTGCGTTTTCTGGCTGTCGATGGCCTGAATCGTGGCAGCTTGAGAGCGCGTATCGGAAATCGACCGTCTCGCAAGGTTGGTCTGTTCTTGCGCCGTCGCCCGGATCAACTCCTGCTCGTCCTCGAACTTCTTGCGAGCAGCACCCACTGTGACTGCAATTGATTGCAATTCCAGTGCGGCCTGCGTCTTGCGGTCGTTGGCAATCTGCGCCTGCACCTGCCGCAGGGCGATGTTGTCCTGCACCCCTGCCAAGATCAGGTCGTTGTAGACCTGCTGGATATCCCGAATCCGTGTCAGCGCCGCCGTGAAGAAAGTCAGTTCAGCATTGATCTGCGCGAGCGCGGCCTGCTGCTGCCGGAACTGAAGCTCGTTCCTGAACGTGATGAGCGAAGCAGCCCCGGCGTTGATCGCCGTGTTCAATACATCAATTGCCTTCGTGAAGTCATCGACAGTTTTCAGTTGCCCGAAAGCTGCGATGATGGCCAGCCGCGTCTTGACCAGATCAACCGGCAAATCACTCTGGAGCCGTTCCCCGAGATCGAGCAGCACCGTTTCCAACTGCCCGACAGCCGCAACACCGGCCTGCGACATGCCGACAAAGCCGGTGGCGACGAGACCCTGCCCTTGCAACAAGGTCTTGAACGCATCGTTGACAGCCTTGATACGCTTTTCTTCCTGCGCTGCTGCGGCCTGTGCCTGCGTCCGTTTGTCCCGATCCTTGCCCAAGGAGGTCTCGGCCAACCGCTGCTCCTCGACCTTAGCAATGGTGTCCTCGATAGCGGCCCGTTCCTTCACCAATTCATCGCGCCGAAAACTCGCTCTGGCCAAAGCCGCCGCGTCTCCTGACGCCTTTGCCGCGATCACCGCCTCCTCGGTCTTGAGAAGTTCCGTGTTGAGTTGCTTGATCTTTTCCCGCTCTGCGATAAGTTGTTCAGCTTGAGGGGAAGGCTTGCCGCTCAACTTTGCGAAAGCCTCCTTGGAACGAAACTGAGCTTCCTCCTCGATAGCCGCCCGCTGGCGATTGATCTCCTCGGTTGTCTTGTCCAGTTCCTCCTTGGTGATGAGCCCGAAAAAGCGCATCGTCTGAGCCCAAAATTTTTGTATTCCAAGACCCATCGACCGGAAGCTGTCCAGAATACCGAAGAACGCCAACTCTGCTACCGTAGCGATGGTGTCAAAGGCTTTTCCGATCCCCTCAATCACCCCTGAAACGCTGATCCCAGCCTTCTCCAGCAGGCCGATCACAATGATCACTGCGGTTATAACTTGACCCCAGCCGGGAATGAACCGGATAACGAGTACGAGTGCAGCTATCAATCCCTTCACACTGCTCGTGAGCGACAAAAGACCAAGGGCCAGTTGGCCCACTACCCTCAAGGTCTCGGTGATGGCAGGTGTGATCGCAGTGAGGATGTTGGCCAGCCCCCGCATCGACTCCGAGAATTTTTCTGAAAAATTGGTGCTGGCAGCAAACTGCTGGACCGATTGCCTCAAATTCTGGAGGAACAAGATGAACGCCCCCAGCAATTCGTTGAGTCCCGGCAACAGCACATTTCCAATGGACTCTGCCAACTCCGCTGTCAGACGCGGCAGTTGCGAGAGACGAGTGGAGAAATTCCCGACTGCTTCGGCGGCGATGCCTTGCAGCTTCGCGCCTTCGGCCACAACCGCATTGACGAGGGCCTGCTTCTTTTCCTGATCGGTGAGCGCCGATACCGTTTTGTTCAAGCTGTCGGCAAGTTTTTGCTCGGCGGTATCGAGGTCAACGGAAATGCCCGCTCGCTTGAGCAGGGCCGTATTGCCGGTCTGGATTGCAAACGTGATCCGCTGGAGTACTTCGTCGGTGGCAACACCCGTGGCCAGCGCAAGATTCTGTGCCGCTGCCGCGAGCCGTGACCCTTCCGCGATATCCACCCCGGCCTGCAACAGCCTGCGAGCCGTGTCCCGCGCCTGCGAGCCGCTTACGTCGAACGCCTCGATTGCCCGAACGGTTCCCTGTATCCGCTGCTCGGCAATCCCCAAGGTCTGGCCCAGCGCCCGCAGCGCCGTGTCCAACCGCTGGGTCTGCGCGGCTTCCCGGATGCCTTGACTGACAAGCTGCGCTGCCGCCCTGAAGGACAGGAACGCTGCCGCGCCCGCGACGAGGCCCTTGGCCAGCCCCCCGATAGTCTCTTGGAAACCACTGACTTCCTTCTCGGCTTTCTTGGCTTCCTTCCCGGCCTTCTGCAACCCCTTGCCGATGTTGTCTACGGCTTTTTGAAGGGTATCGTCTCCCCCTTCCTTGCCCGCCTTGTTGAGGTTGTTGACTTCCTCAAGGGCTTCCTGCAAACCCTCAACAAAGCCCTCAAGGACTTCCTTGGCCTGATTCGTCGCCGTTATCAGAATTTCGAGTTCGCTAGTCGCCATCGAGGTCCAGTTCCTTCAGCATTTGCTTCCACTGCTTTCCGGTCGCGTGAAAACCAGCCCGCATGATGCTGCCCATTCCTACCTCGCGCACCTGCTCGTGCTTCCGCGCCAACACCACGAAGCCCTGCACCTGCCGCAACGTGTACTGCTGTATGTCCCGAATCCGGTGGCCACATCCGATCAAAAGCGCCACCGATTCCGCGATCCCCTCCTCAAATACTACGAGGTGCCTTTCGAGGGGAGGGAGACGACGGAGGTCTTTTCGGGGGAGCTTGGAGACTTGGCCAAGTTTAGTTGGACCAGACCTCCGGTTACTTTTTGGAGCAGGGCCTTGAAGTTTTTTGGGTCTACCACCGTCAGGGTCCAAACCTTCTCCAGTGCAATTAGCTGCACCCCGGCAGGTAGTTTCTTGATGGCCTCGGTTTCTTCCGCGTCGTTCTCTACCCCCGCAGCCATCGCAATCACCTCGGACACCATGACTGGCGCGAGGTCCACGACCTGCGAATAGTCCGGCTCTGTGCCCGAACCCAGCACCAGCAGGCGAGCAAAATCAACCCGATGCTGCTGGATCAGCTTCACGATCTGCGGCAGGGTAAGCCCGCGCACTTCAAACTCGCCCACTCCGGTGGAGACCTTCTCCGGTGGGGGCAACAGCGTACTGATCTTCACTCCGTTCATGCCACACTCCTTTGGTGGTAGTTGAAAAAAACGGGGGCCGGTTAAAGCCCCCGCGTGGATCAGGCTCTCATGGCGGCGAGCCGAGAGAACCGCAAAACTGTTACCGCAGCAAGCTGACCTTGAAGAACTTGCTGCCGGTCGTTTGCAGCGCGTCCGCCAGTGCGTTCCCGGTCAACTCGAACTGTTGCACCTCGTCCGAGATCAGCGCGAAGGCCGCTGCCGGATCGGTCACGAACTTGAACACCTCGACTACCACCGGCTTGAAGTCGTCGGCGGTATTCAGGCCCTCGAAACGCAGGTAGCGTTCGCTGCTGCCTTGGGTGAGGCCGTCCACCTTATTGTAGGTGGTGAAGGTGTAGTCCGTGGTGAACTCGAAACCGTCGAACATGATATCGCCAGCCGAGCCGTACGTGCCTCCCGTGGTATTCCAGTCCAACGTCACTGTGGTCAGGGTCTTGGCGAGAATGGTGTAGGCCCGCTCTCCGGTCTGGCCATTGGTCGGGTCCACAGTCCACGTGATGTTCCCGGGTGTGGCCTTCAGGCCCACTTCCGCAAAGGCGGGCACTGCCGCCATCGTCACCACGGTCGTGGCACCCACTGTCAGCGCCGTAATGGTCTCGCCCTCGTCCATCAGCTTGTCCACAGGTGTGAGCGAGCCATCGTTGAACAGCACCGAGCCTGCCTCGGAATTCAGCTTGTAGTCGTAGGGGGTGTCGTCGTCCACGAACAGCGTGAGCGTGGTCGCGCCGAACTCCAGCACGAAGGTCGGAGTCGCAGCGATCTTGATGTTCGCCAGCGGCGTCACCTTGCCCGCGTAGAGCAGCACTTCCTCGGCTGTAATTGCAGCACCATCCACTTCCGTGGAATCGCCGCGCAGCGCCAGCTTCAGGTTCTCCGCAACGAAGTTTTCCAGCGTGGCCACCACTTCGACCGTGGTCTCGGTGGTGAGGCGCAGGTCGATGGACCGCTGTCCGGTCTGTGCTTCCTTGTGTTCCAGAACCTCGACCGCAGTATTGATGCTCAGGTCGGTGACGTTACCCACCGAGCGCAGACCCTTCGGCTTGCCGGTCAGAGCATCGCGTTCCCCGATCAGCACGACTCCCTGACCGGAGAAGTAGAAGTTATTTCCATCCCAAGTTGACATGCGCTTCTCCTATGATGATCCGGGGGGCCGCTTACCGCTTGTTGTAGAACGTCACGTGCATCGTGTTCGCGGCGTTGTTCGTGGTGGAGGTGAAGCCTCCGGTGGCTGTGCCTCCGGTCAGATAGCCGCTGCCGGTCACTGCCACGTTCGTGGCCAATTCGCTCAACTTGATGCTGTTGCCGGTGCGCGGCTGCGATGCCGTGATCGTGACCACGTTGGTGGCGGCTGACGCTGCCGCGTTGATCGTGCCAAACTTGTTCTGGTAGGCATTGATCGCCCGCGCAAGCTCGGTGGCTTGCTCGGCATCGGTGGCCTCGACCGGAACATCCACATCCAGATCGACCGGCACAGTCTTGACCGTGAAGGTGACGCCATTCACCACGAGGGTATCGGTGTCCACCGCACTGACTGAGGTCGCCGTGACTGCGCCCGGATCAGTGTTGCTGATGGTGATAGTGCCACCGCCAGAGGTAACGATGGGGCCGTTGCCCACTTCATCGGCCACTGACGTGACGGTGACGACTCCCGCGAGGCTGGTCGCTACGACTGCGGGGGGATTCCAGCCACCACCTGCGCGGCGGTTCTCGTAGGCGTTAATCGCTGCGGCCAGTGCCGCTGCCATCGCTGGGTTGTTTCCCGGGGTGATCGTAACATCCCTTACATCGTCCTCGGTGCCAGCAGTGACGAAGGTGTAGACCACTCCGTTCACGGTGACGGTCTCGGCGTTCACCGGATTGCCCGAGATCGTGACCGTACCAAACGCCTTGGTACTGGAGATCGAGCAGTTCGCCGTGTCATCGACCGGAGGGCCACCTGCCGTGAGATAGGAAATCACGGCTTGCAGAGTGTCCTCGGAGCGCAGGGGCGCGACGTTCATCTTGGTACCGGCGGCGGCACCCGCAACAACTACAACATCTTCGCCTTGGAGTTCGCGGAGAGCAGGCCCCAGTACCTCGTTCTCGTGGGCTGCGCCTTGTCCGAGTTCTTGCGGAAGTGTGATGAGTGACATGATCCTATCCTCTCAAAATATGCGGGTACACCGTGGCCAGCAATCTTGGCAGGACGATTCTACTGGTGGCTACCCCACCTAACAACTAGCCTTTGGCAGTCAAGATCACCCGGGTGGCCCATCTTTGCACGTACGCGAGGTTATTTCCCAGCACCCCAGCAGGTGCTTCCATCGTGAAACGCCACGGGTAACCCCCGGGCGAGCAAGTCAACTTCATCACTTCCCTCATGCTGTCTAGCAACTCGATGGCCGCGTCCTTGCGGTCGAGCGAGGCGATATCCTTGCTCTCGATCACCACGGCCAGCGCCAGCCGCAGATCAGCCGACAGGCCCTTGCCGGTACCATCCGGCACCGAATGAATCCCCTCGTAGAGGATACCCACGCAGGGCTTCTTGATGTGCTTCGCCTCGTCCAGCAGATCGCTCTCGCTGTAGACGCTGAACACCTTGGTGGACACCAACGGAACGGTGGCCAGCTTGGTGGCTACATCATCAATGCAAGCAACTGCAATGTTATTCACGCAGCAACCTCTCAAACTTTTGTTCCAGCAGCCGCTCTACCAGTTCCTCGTCCGCTTCCCCGAAGCCCAAGAACAACCGGATCGGTAAACGATTCGGCACCCCAAACTGGTGGAACTTGCCGTAGGGCACGTCGGTGGCAATCACCCTCTGATTGAGCCCCCGGGTGCCTAGCTGGATACTGCGAAACAGCCTGCCGGTGTCGAACAGCGTCCCGCTACCGCCTTCCGTCCGCCGCTTGATCGCCGCCTGCGAAGGTAGCCACTGCACACCATCCGGGTCCTTCTCTCGCAGAAAACTGGTGCGGATGCGGTTGAGGATCAGCGCCCCGGCCTCATCCAGCACAGACTCGACTTCTATTTCGTCTTTGATCTTCTCATAGCGACGAATTATCTTCTCGAAATTCCCTTCCAGACTGATCTGGATCATAGGATCGGGGAGTGCGTGAAGGATAGATTCCGGGCATGAGCATCGAGGATGGTCGCAGCTTGCTTGGACAGTGCAGTAAGCACAGGCTCCATTTCCGCTGATCTGTTCGTGGTCTGGTTCTGATTCATCACCACCGGCACGTAGGCCAGCGCGACTTCCTGTAACCAGTCGGGCACGTCGCTCGGCTCAGACAACCCCGCAGGCACAAGGATGCCGCTGGAATACTTCACCGAAAGGTACTTCAGATCGTGGACGAGGTTGAGATAAATGTAGCCTCTCTCGTAGTCGATATCGTAGTCGTCGGTCGAGACCACGGTGCCTTGATGATTCCGCACAGATGCAAGCGTGTCCCCGGACTTCAACTCCACCGTGCCCGGGTTCACGAAACCGTTCCGCAATCTGATCCTCAGCAAACCTTGCGGCGTGGTCGCCCAGTACTTGTTCACGTCCGGGAGAAACACTTCCACCGTGTCCACCAACGGATCGAGCTTGGTATCGAGAGTGCTGGAGACCAGCGCACTCACGCCAGTCAATGCGGAATCCACGGAATTCAAAATGTCCTCGTGATCCCCGAGGGACATTCTTTGGATAACGGCATCAGCCGTGATGAGCTTGACCGCCATAACTACTCCCCGCTACCAGATGCGTTAAACCGTGACGCCCTTACCACCTTCAGTGCGGCGCATGGCCCGGGGGAGACGCACCACCCCTTCCGGTTTTGCCACTGCCGTGTCGATTTCCCCAGCCTGCGTGGAAGCCTGTGCATCGGGCTGGCCCACTTCCTCGTTCAGGTTCTCCGGGGTGTCCTTCACCGGCTTCTTGTACCGCGCCGCATCGTAATCCCGGAAAAACGGAACGCCTGCGGGGTCCCTGAACTTGAACAACTCCACTCGCTTTTCCGGGCTCACCGTGTACGCCCTGCCTGCGTAGTAGGCATCCCCATTCGGGGCCACGTAGGTCTTGACGTGCACCACTTCCACTTTGTAGTTCTGCTTATCCTCGGCCTTCACACCCGCTGGATCGGTCGCCGCCTTTTTCCTGATCGCCATGCTCGCTCCTTCTGGTTGTGCCCCTGCAAAAAAAGAGGGGTAGGCACAAAGCCTACCCCTTCAATCACACAGGGTCAATCTCGGGTGCTACGGCTTACCCAATGTTAATATATTTCACGACGGCATCGACTTCCTCGATGGCGAGGGCCACCCGTGCCGTCAGCACGATGATGAACGTCCGGGTGCGAATGTCCTTGTCGTATTCGATGGTGATCCGGCGCTGAATCCCGAAGATCAGGTTCAGCGGGTTCGTGAACAGCCCTTGCGCGTTGGGCATCAGCGGGACGCCCATCACCTGCGAGCCGTAGGCGAACACGGGGCTCGTGCCTTGCAGCACGGAATCACCGAGCGCGGTCTGGCGGCTGGCATAGGTGTCGCGGTATTCGGTCTCGTTGTCCACCGACACGTGATGAGTCAACTGCGCCCGATTGCGGAGATACTTGTCCGGCATCGCCTTCACGCCCAGCTTCATCAGGTTCTTGCTGATGGTGGCGGCACCCGCGTTCACCACGTGCGAGGTGGAGAGCTTCAGGTAGCCGT